CAAGCTCTGCCTCCTGGGCGCGACCGACAAGGAACTGGCTGATTTCTTTGAGGTTTCAGAATCCACGCTCAACCTATGGAAGCTCGAACACAAAGCATTTTCGGAGTCCATAAAGCGCGGCAAGGCCGACGCCGACTCCAATGTGGCTGACAGGCTGTATCAACGCGCCATGGGGTTCACCCATGACGAGGAGCAGATTTTCCAGTATCAGGGCCATGTGGTGCGGGCCAAGACGGTCAAGCAGTACGCCCCCGACACTGCGGCCGCCATCTTCTGGCTGAAGAATCGGCAGAAGGATAAGTGGCGCGACAAACAAGAGCACGAGCTCGCAGGCCCAGATGGCGGCCCCATCGTGACCAAGGCCATCGTGGAGCTGGTGGGTGGAAATCCGCGCTCAGATTCCTGAAGCCTTCGGGGATCTGTTCAAGCCCGCGCGGTACAAGGTCTATTACGGGGGTCGAGGCGGCGCGAAGTCCTGGAACTTCGCCCGCGCGCTGCTCATCCAGGGCCTGGCGAAGCCCATCCAGGTCCTGTGCGTCCGCGAGATTCAGTCGAGCATCAAGGAATCCGTCTATAACCTACTGAAACAGCAGATTACAGCGCTGGGCCTTGATTCGCAGTACGAATGCCTGACCGCCGAGATACGCGGCAAGAACGGCACCCGCTTCGTGTTCGAGGGCATCCGCCACAACGCCGACCGCATCAAGTCCCTTGAGGGCACGGATGTGTGCTGGGTGGAGGAGGCCGACCGGGTCTCGAACGAGTCCTGGGAAATCCTGATACCGACCATCCGCAAGCCGGGCTCGGAAATCTGGATCAGCTTCAATCCGAAGCTCGAGTTCGACGCCACCTTCCAACGGTTCGTGAAGAACCCGCCCGCGGGCACGCTGCTCAGGAAAGTGAGCTGGCGCGACAACCCCTGGTTCACGGCCGAGCTCCGGTTCGAGATGGACCGGCTCAAGGCCGACGACTACGAGCGCTACCTGCACGTCTGGGAAGGCGAACTGCTGACCATCGCCGAAGGCGCGGTATACGGCAAACAGCTTCTGCAGGCGCGCAAGGACAAGCGCATCACCGGCATCCCGGTCGAGTCCTCGGTGTTGGTGCACACGTTTTGGGACTTAGGCAGGAACGACCACACCGCGATCTGGTGCATGCAGCAGGTGGGGCTACAACACAGGTTCATCGACTACTACGAGAACCGGCTGCAGGACCTTGAGCACTATGTGCGCTGGCTGAAGGGGCGGAACTACCTGTTTGGCACCCACTTCCTGCCGCATGACGTTGAGGCCGCGTATCTCGGCATGCCGAAGACCCGCAAGCAGCAGCTTGAGGACATGGGCATCAAGCCCATCGAGGTCGTGCCGCGCGTCCCGAATCTCATGGAAGGCATCGAAGCCTGCCGGCGCGTATTCGCCGCCTGTTGGTTCGATGAGGAACGCTGCAAAGACGGCCTGAATGCCCTGGCGAACTATGCCTGGGGCATCAACGAAGACACGAATACGTTTTCACAGAACCCAATCCATAACTGGGCCAGCAACGGCGCGGATGCGTTCCGCCAATTCGCCCAGGGGTTCAAGACCAAGACCGAACGCAAACCCCTGAAACGCCCCGACACCCGTTACGTCACTTAGGAGACAGACATGGCCAAGCGCGATGCCGCCAGTGAACCCATCGAGAAATCGCCCGAGGAGATCGCTGCCGAGAAACGTGCCGCCGACCTGGCGCACATCATCTCCAAACTCCCGGCCTCGTGCTCGGACGACATGAAGAACGGCGAAGTGTTCGGACGCTGTATCGAGCGGCTGAAGACCTGGGGAGCGACAGACGACGAGGTCAGCGACAACATCCCCGGCATCCGCAAGGCCGTGGACGCGCACGTGACGGAACGTGACGCCAGGATCGCAGACCGCGCCCGACAGAAAGCCGTGATGGAAGCCCAAGCCATCGGCAAGTCACTGGCGTGAAATGGTGGGCGCGTCGTTTGGCATGGCGTTTTGTCTACGGGCGTCCGTTGCTCCCGCTTGAGATGATCGGTCCCTCGTCTGATTCAAACCACCCAATCCTCAAACGCTGGACTGGTCTCATAAGGGCGCGCCCCGTACATGGCTAAGATGACCGACACCGAGCTAGTCTCACTGGTGGAGTCCATGCGCTATGCCGCGCTCGGGCACCAGAACGACACGCTCAGTCTCGATCGCCAGACGGCACTCGACTACTACTTCGGGCGCCCGTTCGGCAACGAGATAGACGGCCGCTCCAGCGTGGTCGAGCGCACGCTGATGGAGGTCGTGGAATGGTCGATGCCGCAGCTAATGCGGGCACTGACCACGGCCGAGAACATCGCCGAGTTCCTCCCGCAGGGACCGGACGATGTAGACCAGGCCCAACAGGAGACGGACTACGTCAACTACGTCATCATGCAGAAGAATGACGGGTTCATGGTCCTGCACGATGCCATCAAGGACATCCTGCTCCTAAAGAACGGCTATACGAAGCGGTATTGGGAGGAGTATTCGGAGCCTCACGTCGAGAACTACAGCGGGCTCAGTCAGGACGAACTGACGCTGCTCATGACCCAGATCGAGGAAGCCCACGACAAGGTAGAGATCCTCGGTAAAGCCGAGCGCGAAGAGACGCTGGACGACGGCGTGAATCCGCCCCAGCCCATCAAGGTCTACGACATCAAGCTCCGGGTGACGGATATGCGGGGGCGTGCTTGCGTATTGGCTTGCCCCAGCGAGGAAATCCTGACTTCTCCGCGCTGTAGGGGTGATATGCAGAAAACTGACTTCATCGGCCACATCCCGCCGATGACGCGCACCGACCTCATAGAGATGGGGATGGACCGCAAGTTCGTGGAGAGCCTACCCGCGAGCGGACAACGGCGCATCAAGCCCGAAGACCGGGCCCGCGACCCGCTGGACCAGAACACCGTCAACATCTACGCGCCCAACAACCCATCCCAGGACCAGGTCGATTACCTGGAAGCCTACGTACGTTGCGACTACGACGGCGACGGCATGGCGGAACTGCGCAAGGTCATCCTCTGCGGCGGCAAACTGCCTCCGGGCGACAAGTGGAACGAGGAAGTCGAGGAAGTGCCGTTCAGTTACGGCGTCATCACCCGCATGCCGCATCGGCACGTGGGGATTTCCCTGGCCGATTTCGTCGAGGACATCCAGCTCATCCGCTCGACCCTCATCCGGCAGGGACTGGACAACGTCTACCTGAGCAACAACCAGCGGCCCGTCACCAGCAACAAGGTGAACATGGACGATGTGGCCTTGAGTTCCCCAGGCTCACCCATCCGCGTCGATACGGACAGCCCCGATGTTGAGGGCCATATCAACTGGGCGCAGCCTTCCCAGATATTGGGCCAGCTCATGCCCGTCCTGGACTATTTCGACGATAGGAAAGAGCAACGGACAGGCATCGGCCGCGCGAACACCATCATTGATAGCGATGTCATGCGCGACAGCGCGAACGACACCATCACCACGGCCCTGAACGCTGCGAATCAGCGCGTGGAGATGTACCTGCGCATGATCTCCGAGACCCTGGTCAAGGACTTGGTGCGCGGAGTCCATGGGCTCTTGAATCGTCACCAGCAGGAGCCGGAAATGGTCCAGCTTCGCGGTTCGTGGGTCAAGGTCAATCCCCGCGACTGGAAGACGCGCACGAGCCTGAGCGTGACCGTCGGGCTGGGACTCGGCTCGTCCGAGGAGAAGCGCAAGAACCTGATGTTCCTCGGCAGCGTCCAACAGGCCGGAAACGCTGCAGGCATAGTCTCGCCTGTGAATGCTTACAACCTCGCCAGCGACATCACCAAACAGGCTGGGTTCAAGGCCAAGGACCGCTACTTCACCGACCCGAATTCGCCGGAAGGCCAGAAGCTCGCGCAGATGAAGGCGCAGCAGACGCCGCCTGCAGTCCAGGCTGCGCAGATCACGGGCGACAGCAAGGTCAAGGTGGCGAGCATCAACGCTCAGGCCGACCAAGCCTCGGCGCAAGCGGACGCGCAGACCAAAGTGACGATGCACGCCAACGACCATCAGCGCAAGGCCATAATGGATGCGGGCAGCCTCAAGCTCGAGGAGTGGAAGGCCATGCTCAGTTTCGTGGCCTCCATCATCGCCAGCGAGGAAGCCAACAAGACCCCGGCTGCGGTCACATCCGGGAACATCGGCGCGGCCACTGAGGACGCCAAGAACATGCTCCAGCAAGCCGCATGAACGAAGCCGCTGTGCAAACCGCAGATTTTGAAAGTCATCATATCGAAGGTTTCGCGCATGCAGCCGGCGGCATGCATTTCAAGGTGCCGCTCATAACGCCAGTAGATGATTTGCTGTGGCAGGGCGGCTGCAAAAATGGCGTGAATCTTGGAGGCAAATTCGCGCACATCATCAGCCTCTATCCCTGGGAGCAATACAACCCGGGGGCCGACCTGGAAAGCGCACTCTTTGTGACGCTTTTTGATGCCGGCGAGATCCCCGACCCGGGCAGACTCTACGCCGTGGCTCGGTATGTAAACGAATGCCGCAAGACAGGACGAACGCTAGTGCATTGCCAGGCTGGGCTCAACCGCTCAGGTCTCATTGCGGGGCTTGCTCTGGTTCTTGAGGGGATGGCACCAGCAGACGCCATAGCGAAACTCCGCGCCAGCCGCTCTCCGGCCGTCCTCTGCAACAAGGTCTTTGAAAACTGGCTGTTGGATCAGGCACCTGAGAGGCTCGCCGCATGAACGACCTCGAAACCAAGTCCATCAATGGCCGCGAAGCCCAGTACATCCTTGAGCATCCTGTATTCAACAAGGCGTTCACGGATTTACGCGACAGCCTCATCGCGCAGATGCGGGCGGTGAAGCCCCGCGACCGGGACATGCACACGCGCCTCATCGACCGCTTGCAGACCCTGGACGGGGTGGAACAGGCCCTGCGCAAGACCATCGAGACCGGCAAGCTCGCCTATAAAGAGATGAAATATCAGAAGTCGTTCCTCCAGCGAGTGAGCGACTTCACGGGCGTAAGCCGCAACTGATTCAGCCTACCCGCAAGGGCGGCTCCGCACTGTCGTGAGACAGCGCTTTTCCGAGGGGACATCCGGCGACGGCTCTGTCCCCAATCCTGGAGACATCCATGCCAGACGCTACCCTCATCGAGGGCGCGACCGAGCCCGGCGCGCACCTTTCCGTACGTGACGCCGCCGCCGCCATCGCCAATCTCAGGCGCCAGCCGGAACCGAAACTGGCCCAGGACAAGGCTTCTGCCCCAAAGGCAGACGAGCCGCCAACAGACACAGGAGCGCCCGACGAGGCGCCCACAGATTCCGCACCGGATGAACCCGGTACCGATACGAAGTCGCAGGACGCGCAAGACCCGGCACAAGCAGCCGCTCCAGAGACCGACAAGGCCGCTGTAGACCTCCCGACCGTCGCTAAAGCCCTTGGCCTGACTGAAGACGACCTCATCGTTTCCGATGACGGTACCGTCTCCATCAAGACCAAGGTCGACGGCCAGGACGGCACAGTCAAGCCCGCCGATCTCCGCAAGAGCTACCAGCTTGAGTCCAGTTTCACTCACAAGTCCATGCAACTTGCCGAGGAACGGAAGCAATTCCAGCAAGAGCGAGAGGCAGAAGTCCAGAAGATCGTCGGCAGACAGCAGGAACTCGATACGGCTCTGAAAGTAGCCGCCCAATACCTTCACGGCCAGTACGCACGTATGACGCCGGAGGCATGGGCCAAGCTGCAGGCGGAAGACCCCATCGGGTACCTGGCGACGAAAGACCAGTACGAGCAGCACATGCGCGGACTGCAGGCGCTCCACTCCACCCTCACCAAGGGCGAGCAGGAGAAATTGCAGAAGCAGCAGCAGGATTATCACGCGTGGGCCCGGCAACAGGCCCAGGACGTGGTCAACCACATCCCCGAATGGAAGGACGCCAAGGTCGCCCAGAAAGACCTGGACGGCATCTTCTCCACCGCGAAAGCGGATTACGGGATCACGCAGCCCGAACTGGACCAGCTCATCGACAGTCGTTACGTGCGCATCCTCAAAGATGCGGTCTCGTGGCGACAGTTGCAGAGCAAAAATGCCGGCGTGATGAAACAGGTCAACGCCGCTCCAACTCTTGCCAGGCCCGGCTCAGGCCAAAAGAGCAACAAGACCAGCGAACAACAAGCCCGCGAGCGCTTCCAGAACAGCCGATCCGAGAAGGATGCGGCTGCGCTACTGAGCGCATTGCGGAAACGAAAATAACAAGGAACAGCCACAATGGCCGAACAGACCAATGCCTTCGACAGCTACTCCGCCGCGGGTAACCAAGAAGATTTCGAGAACATCATCTACAACGTGTCCCCCGAGGACACACCCGTGCTTTCGATGTGCGAGCGCGTCAAAGCCAGCAACCGCGTCCACCAGTTCCAGAAAGACACCCTGGCAGCCGGTGCCGCGAACCAGCAGTTCGAAGGCGATGTCTTCGCGAACGCCTCCCAGAGCGCGACGACCACGCAGACCAACAACTGCCAGATCAGCTACAAGGTCATCGGTGTCACCGGCACGCAACAGGCCATCAAGCACTATGGCCGCGGCTCCGAGCTCGACTACCTCACGGTGAAGAAGGGCAAGGAACTGAAGAAGGACATGGACGTGTCGGTGTGCGCCAACACTGCCAAGGTCACGGGTTCTGCGGGCGCTGTCCGCAAACTCGCTGGCCTCGGTTCATGGATCGCGACCAACATCGACAAGCCCTCTGACGGCACGGCTCCGACCGGCGACGGCACGGATACCTACACTGCCGGCACGGCTCGCGTGTTCACGGAAGACCTCCTGCTCAACTGCCTGCAGACGATGTATACGAACGGCGGACACGGCAACAAGCTCGTGCTCGGCGCGTTCAACAAGAAGCAGGTTGCCGGGTTCGCCGGCGGCGCGACCCGCCAGGTCCAAGCCAAGGAAAAGACCGTGTATGCGTCCGTGGACGTGTACTACGGCCCCTACGGTGAGGTCCTGGACGTGCTCCCGTCCCGCCAGAGCCCAGCCGCGACGGCCTTCGTGCTCGATGACGAGTACCTGAAGCTCGCCGTGCTGCGCCCCATCCAGGAAGTCACGCTGGCGAAGGTGGCTGACACCGACCAGCAGGTCATCCTGTCCGAGTACACCTTCGTCCCCGGCACCGAGCTCGCGCACGGCGCCGTCGAAGACCTCACCACCAGCTGATGAGTCTGGGGCCCCTTAACCGGGGCCCCTTTCTCTTGGGAGAAAAACAATGACAGCACAGCTGAAAGAAGGTCTGCACGGGGATCTGACGATCGAGGGACAGCTGAAGACGACTGCGTCTCACGGCTTCCTCAATCAGAGCTCCGAGTGGATCGCGACGAGCGTGGACAAGGTGTTCTTCGTGGCGCAGCGACCCTACCGCGTGAAGAACATCGTGGCCAGGGTCGAAGTGGCCGGCACGGACGCGGGGGCGGTGACGGCTGTCGTCCGCAAAGCCCCCGACGGCACGGCGGTCGCTTCCGGCACAGCCTTGCACACGGGCTCCATCAACCTCAAGGGCGCGGCTGCAACAGCGCAGACGCTGACCCTGAGCACCACGTCCTCGACCCTCGACCTCGCCAAAGGCGATGCGTTGGCTATCGACTTCACCGGAGTCCTCACCTCAGCGACGGGTGTGGTCACGGTGGCGTTGACGCCGATGTAACAACAACAACGACCGCAACCCTTTGGGGCCCTTCGGGGCCCCTTTCTTTTAGGAGTCTTTATGGGATTTTCATTCGGCGTTGCGCGGATTCCAAAATCGGCAATTGCCGATAACGCCACGGCATCAGTCACTACGGAAACGCCGAAGAACGGCCAGTCCGTCTATGTCATAGCGGTCTATTACGCCTTCACGACGGCTTTGGCCGGGGCCAAGAACGCAACCATTTCGGATGGTACGAATACGCTAAACCATCAGGTGTTCAATACACAAAATGCGGAGCCCTGCATCCCGTTTCAGATGAAACCAAACTCGGCGGTCACGGCCTCGCTCCCAGCTTCGGGCGCTGGCGGCAATAAAGGCTCCGTCACTTTGGTCTACTACATTGGCTGAGTTTCTCACCGCCAACGGAGGCGTGCTGACCCGCACGATCTTCGAGGACGGCAAGATCATCCAGAAGCGCGTCCAGGACGAGCGTCCCTACCTCGACCAGAACAAGGCGCTGTTCAACGACGCGCCGGGTGAATTCTTTCGCAAGCCAAAGCTCCGTATGGTGGCGAGCATCCCCATGGTCGCGTACTACGAGATCGTGGTGACGAAGATGGGCATCCCGCCGCACCGCATGTTCAGGCTGGACGATGACGAGCGGAAAAAGCTCAACAGTTATCTGAACAGCAACGAATACCAGTATCTCCGCACGAGTCCAGGGAAGCTCTGATGGCCCTGGGCACTTACACCGACCTGCAAACGGATGTCGGCAACTGGCTGGACCGCGCCGACCTCTCGGCATACATCCCCGACCTGATCACATTGGGAGAGGACCGCATCTTCACCGAACTGCGCGTCCGCGAGATGGAGGTCGCGCTCAATAGCGTCATGGCCGGCGGCGTCATCGCCGTGCCCAGCGATTACCTCGAGTTCAAGTTCGTCTACATCGACGGCTCGCCGATCAACATCCTCAGACGGATGGACTCCGAAGCCATGTACTCGGAGTTTCCGCTGCGTTCGTCCGAGGGCAAACCCAACGCCATCTCTCGGAACGCCTCGAACTTCGAGTTCGGGCCCTATCCCGACCAGAACTACACGGTCAAGGGCACTTACTACGGCAAGCCCACGCCCCTGGTGACCTCGGGGACGACGAACACGCTGTTTCCGGCGTATCCGACGCTGTATCTCTACGCTTCTCTCTGCGCCGCAGAACCGTTCCTGAAGAACGACGCCCGCTTGGATACCTGGGAAGCGCTCTACGGCGCGGGACTGAAGCGCGCCAACGACCAAGCGCGTCGCGAACGCTACTCGGGGTCCAGGGTTCAGCCGAGGGCCGGTTAATGCCCACCAAGACGGTCGTCTACGGCAACTACATGCCGGATATGCCGGATCTCAACAATCCGGGGCTCATCAAGGCCGAGAACGTCATCCCCCTGAACGGGGTGTATCAGCAGTTTCCGGCGCTGAGCGCCATCTCGACCGGCCTCACGGCCCGTTGTCAGGGCGCGAAGACCGTCAACGATGCCGACGGCAACACCTACGTCTACGCCGGCGACGCCACCAAGCTCTACCAGATCATCGGCACGACGCCGACGGACAAGAGCGGGAGCGCGTACACGCTGAGCAGCAGTGGTTACTGGAAGTTCGCGCAGTACCGCAACACCATCATCGCCACCGACTATGTTGACAACGTACAGTCGGCGACGATCAACAGCGGCTCGTTCGCTGACCTCGCGGCAGCGGCCCCAAAGGCCCAGCACGTCGGCATCATCAACCTGTTCACGGTGTTGGGGAACACGAACGACGCCACGAACGGGCATGTCTATAACCGTTTGCAGTGGTCGGGGATAGACGACCCCACGAACTGGCCGACGCCCGCGACTTCGGCCGCGTTTGCCGCGCAATCGGGGCAGAAGATACTGAACCCGGATTATGGCCGCATCCAGCACATCACCAGCGGTCTGCGGTCTGGGCTCATCTTCCAGGAACGCGCCATCTACCGCGCCGATTACGTCGGCGGTGGCGTGGTGTTCCAGTTCTCGGACTTCGAGCGCTCACGCGGGCTCTACGCGCCCAATGGCGCGGTGACGGTCGGCAACGTCACCTATTACCTGTCGCCGAGCGGGTTCTATCAGACCGACGGGCAGAGCGTTTCCAGCATCGGCGAAGGCTACGACCTCGCGTTCCTCGCCGACCTGAACATCACCTATCTGGACCGCATCTGCGCGGGCGCCGACCCCAAGAACAAGATCGTGTTCTGGGGGTATCCGTCCACGGCCTCGACGGATGGCACACCGGATAAGGTCGCGATCTACAACTACGCCGAGAGCCGCTGGAGTTACGCGCTGCAAAGCTGCCAGTTCCTGTTCAGCTCGAAATCGCTCGGTTACACGCTAGAACAGCTCGACAACGTCAGCACCAGCATAGAGACCATCCCCGAGTCACTGGATTCCCCAGTGTGGACGGGCGGCAACCCCCTCCTGGGCGCGTTTGACACCAGCAACAACTACGGCACCTTCGTCGGGCCCGCGCTGACCGCGACTCTCGACCAGGCGGAGATGCAGTTCACAGAGGCCACGCGTTCCGAGTTCCAGGGCGTCAAGCCCCTGGTCACGGGTTCGGGCACGGTCACTGTGAAAGTGGCATCCCGACAGTTCCAGACCGATTCCGTGACGTTCGGCAGCGCCATCACGCCATCCGCTCGGTCGGGAATAGCTCCGGTGCGCGCGAACAACTACTACCACCGCGCCCGGACCATCATCACGGGTGGGTTCGATAAAGCGATAGGCGCTGAGTATCACTGGCAGGATTCGAGCCAGGTATGACGACGAACGTCACGGCGAACAATTACCTCCCGGTACTCAAGACCACGCCGCCTTATGACGACGGCGCGACGGTCGCGACCCTCATCAACGAATTGGTCGAGGGGCGAACGAATGCCTTCGGCACGCTGACGCTGGCTGCAAACGCGGCGTCCACGACATTCGCTGACCCGAACTTCAACGGCTTGCAGTACATCCTCCTGGTGCCGCTCTCCGCAAATGCTGCGGCTGAACTTGGGGCCGGAACGCTTTATCAGGACACCACCGCGAGCCTGAGCGGGCAGTTCAAGCTCGTCCACGCCAACAACGCGCAGACGGACCGGAACTTCGCCTATCTGAGGTTCGGTTGAGGCTCATCCCGCCTTACGAAGTATTGGGCCTATGGCCGAAAGTGCGGCCCCTGATACAGAAGGCGATAGACACCGAGGAACAGCCGCATCTCAGCGCGGAGGACGTGCTGAACGAGCTGATATACGGCCGGCAGACGCTCTGGTACGGCGACGGCGTCGCCATCGTCACGCAGTTGCAGACGTTCCCGCAATGCAAGAGCTGCGTGCTCACGTTCTGCGGCGGCGAGAACATGGCGTCTTGGTTCCCCGAGGCGCACGCGAAGATAAAGGCATGGGCTACCCTCAACGACTGTCAGGAAGTCCTGATCGTCGGGCGCCCGGGATGGGAAAAGTATTTCCCGGACATGAAGAAAATAACAATCACGATGAGGTTAGGACTATGCCAGGGGCAACCCAAAATCTAGGCGGCGCATCGCCTGGCGGCTATACATCAAGTCTCCCGCTCTGGGGCAGCCCGGAACAGCAACTCGCAGACCCGCTGCACCTGTTCCCAGGAACACCGCCGCCCAATCCCGGCGCGCCCAGCGTATTGCCGAATCTCGGCATCAAGTCACGGTTCTACGATCCCAATTCGTTCGGGGCACGTCCTTCCGGTAACGGGATGTGGAACGCGATGGCGGCCAAACTCGCCGGCCCCATGTACAACCCGCAGTACGCGGGCGGCACTCCCGCTTCAGGTGCGCAGCCCCCCATGGGCCTCAAAGCATTGCTGCAATCCGGCGGCTTCATGCAAGGCAATAGCCCCATGCTGAACAAATTGGCCGGGACGCGGAGGGGATTCTAATGCCCGGCGGTTCACAACAGGGTGGGACGACTACTACGTCCAATACTCCTCCCGCCTATATGTTCCCGTACATCGGTACGGGGCTCGATATGGCTGGGCAGAACCTCGAGCAGGGCGGCCCGAGCTATTACCCAGGTAACACCGTCGCGGGATTCTCCGATCCACAGCAAAAAGCCATGACCGGCCTTTTCGACGCAGGTATGAACGGCTCCCCTGGGCTCAAGGCCGCGGGCAGTTTCGACACGAGCCTGCTCAAGAGCGGCGCGACGAATCCGTGGGAAGACGCGATGTTCACCCATGCCGCGCAGATGAGCCAGCCCGAGTTGCAGAGCGAGTTCGCGCAATCTGGAGCTGACTTGGCCGGCGCGATGCCCCAGCGCTCCCAGGAACTGAATGACCTCTCGAACAGCTTCTACGGCAACGAGTATCAGAACAATATCCAGGACAAGCTCGAGGCCGGAAATCAGGTGCAGAGCCTGTACAACACGCGCTTGGGCGGACTAAACTCCGCTCTCGGTGTCGGCGGCATGGCCCAGGATCAGGCGCAGAAGCTCATCAACGCCGACCAACAGAAGTACAACTTCTACCAGAACAAGCCCCAGCAGAACCTGATGAGCTACTTGCAGGCAATCTTTGCCGGTAATCCAGGTTCACAGACAAATACGCCATATTTCACGAATCCGACGGCGAACGCGCTGGGAGTGGGTTCAAGCCTCGCCGGCATCTACGCGATGCTCAGGGACTCCGGCACGGCGACCGCAACATGACCCTGCTCGACTATCTCAAGGCGAACTTCGGCGTCCCGACGCAGCCCTACGATTTCTCGCAATCCCCCGCGTCGATGCTGATGGACCAATCGCAGGCGCCCGCTGACGCAAGCACTCCGCCATCCCCGGCGATGGAGCCGCAAGCGCCTATCTCAGCGCCCGCAATGCCCTCGCTTTCGCCGATGGATGCTTCCGCGCTGCCGGTTCCGTCTGCCGGCGATATGCAGACCGCTCCTGCTGCCCCGACCAGAAGCATATGGGATAGGCTCAGCGATCCCGGCATCGCGCGGATGCTGCTCAGCGGCGGCGCGGCCCTCATGTCTGCCGGGGGTCCTTCACGCATGCCCGTGAGTACGGGGCAAGCCCTGGGTGAGGGCATCCAGCAAGGCGGCTCCGCTTTCGACCAGTACCGCGCCATGGAGATGCAGCGCAAGGCCCAGCAACAGGCCATGGGCGCGAATCAATGGACGACGCTGACGCCAGCGCAACTCAAGGCGAAGGGGTTGCAAGACCCCGGCCCTGGGTATCAGTTGCAGGTGAACGGCAACGGCGAACTCCGCAGCGTCGGCCAGGATGTCATCCGCTCGACGACCGATTCCAATGGCATGCCCGCACTGGTCGATACGCGCCATCTCGGGAGCGGGGCGCCCGGGCAGAGCAGCGTCCCAAAGACGGTCGATGCCACTGTGGACCTCATCGGCAAATACCAAGTGCCGCTACAGACGGCTCTGGCCCGCGTTCCGTGGGCGGTGCGCGGCATCGTCCAGCAACGCTTGGCGGAGAAGTATCCCGGCTATCAGGCCGAAAACTTCAACATGTACAACAAGGGCTATCGCGACTTCGGCACCGGGCAGCAGGGAAATACCGTGCGATCCATGAATGTCGGCATCGCGCACCTGGATACGCTGGGGCAGTTGGCGGATGCGCTGCACAACGGCAACGTGCCGCTTCTCAACAAGGTCGCGAATGCGTGGAAACTGCAGACGGGCTCAGCCGCGCCGACCAACTTCGACAGCGCCAAGAACGTCGTGGCTCAGGAACTGGTCAAAGCCATCACGGGTTACCCCGGCGCAGCCTCAGACCGCGAAGCCGCGGCGGCAGAGATCAAGAACGACAACTCGCCCGAGCAGCTGAAAGGCACCATCGAGACCTACCAGAAACTCCTGGCGGGGCAACTCGCTGGGCTCAAAGGCCAGTATCAGCACTCGACGGGCCGCGATGACTTCGAGCAGGCCATGAACCTGAATCCCGAAACTCTGCAGAAGCTCGGGGGCGGCGCTCCCGCTGCAAGCGTGGACCCGTCCGTCAAGGCCATGAGCAATGCCGACCTCCTGCAAGCCCTGGGAATAGGCGGCCCCAGTGGCTGACCAGCTCGCGCTCCTAACGGAAGCGCACAACCGCGGCATCCTTCCGCCTGACAAAGAGGCGCTGTATCAGGAAGCGGTGCGGCGCGGGCTCATCGGAGCCGCACAGGACGGTTCCCGCAATGCCTCCGGCACTTGGATGCCGACCGACAAGGGCCCGCATGTCGGTTCCTATGCCGCGACGGACACGGGCAAGCCCGTCATCGTCGATCCAGCGCAGAATCCGGGCGCTTTCGCCGCCCAACAGGGCACCGCCGCTCAGAATCTTGGTGCTGGATACGGCGCCGAGACCCAGAACATCGGCCGCAGCCTCATGGACCTGATCCAGAAAGGCGCAGCGGCCATGTCTCCCGGCGGCGCTGGCGCCATGCTTGCGCCTTCGGCCCCGAATCCCGACCAAGCCCAGCAAGACCAGCTTTTCGCCAACTCCACCGCCGCGAACGTCGGCAAGTTCGGCGCGGATGTGGCGAACACCGCTCCCTTTGCTATGGCTGGCGGTGAAGTCGTGGCACCGCTAGCGGATGCGGTCAAGGGCGCGGGATTTTTACCAGCACTCGGGCGCGCGGCCATCTCGGGAGCGGGGCAGGGCGCTGGGACGGCTGCAGCGATGCCAGCCGACGACATGATCGACCGTCTGGAGAATATGGGAACTGGCGCCGTCGCAGGTGGTGCGCTGAATAGCGCGTTCTCCGGCGTAGGCGCAGCCGCTTCCAAAGTTCTGCCGCCCGTGGCCGAGTTCGGCGCCAAGCTGTTCTCACCGAAAGCCACCGCCGCGCGCACCGTGGGCAACATCCTGGCCGATGCTTCGACCGGGACCGACGCCGGAGCTGCGCCCCTCGCCGGCACCACGCTCACTGCGGGCGGCCAGACCCTCGATCCTGGCTTGCAGAGCCTGGAACAGGCGGTGCGCAGTCGCGGAGTCAACGGCCTCTCCAACGAATCCATGTTCCAGGTGCAGCAGCGCGCCAACAACAAGGCCGCTCTCGATTCCCTTGGTGCCATAGCCAACCCGAAAGCTGTCGCGAGCGAAGCCTCGACATCGGCCCACAACGCCCTCAGCGCCGCGCGCGATGCGCTGGGCGAACAGGAAGGCACACTGTGGGGCAAAGTCCCGCTGGATACGCCCGTGAACGCCTCGCAGACGGCCTCGGACCTCGACAAGTACGTGGCGAAGCAGTCTTTCACTAATCAGCGCATCATCAAGCGCCTGGCACAGGAACCGCTGGACGATTTCAAGGCCGCGCTCTCGCACTACGCGCCGGATGAGGCCACATCCACCGAGCCCACCCAGATGCCCTTCGGCGAGATCAAGGATTTGCGCTCGTCTCTGGGCAGCGCGATACGCAAAGCCGCAGCCGCAGGGGATGACAACGGCGCGCGGCTGCTCAGGGGGTTGGACGGCCAGCTCCTGACCTCGCTCGGGCGCGAGAACGCCTTCACCAAAGGCGCCCAAAACCTGGGCGCAGCCTACAACTCCGCGCGCGAGTTCACGGCGGCGCTGCACAACACGCATTTCCCGCCGGAAGTGCAGAATCTGCTCGATAAAGACCCGGCCAAGTTCCTGGACGCCGTGACCTCGACCCCGCAGCAGCTCACCGGCTTCCTGAATGCGGCCAAGAACGCCCCCGACAAGGGCGAAGGCGCGATACAGGCAGTGCGCGACTATCTCCTGAGTAAGGGGGTGGGGCAGAACAGCATGAGCGCCCGCGGCGGTACGGAGCCGTTCCTGAACGGCCAGGGGCTGCAGAAGTGGCTGATGCAGAACCGCGGCGTCCTGTCCAAGGTATTCAAACCTGACGAGCTCAAGCAGATGGAGGCGGGCGCGACCAGCGCCTACCGGAACATCGCCTCCGAAGCCGCGAGCCCACGCATCGGCTCCAACACCATCCAGAAATACCTCGGCAACAGGGGAATCTCCGGGCAGATGGCCCAGGGCGATCTCGGCAGTGGCGTCGTCGGCAAAGCCGCCGGCGGTGTCCGCAATCTCCTGCTCGGGCGCTATCAGGTGGCGACCGAGAAACTCCTGCGGGACTCGCTCTTGAACCCGAAGGACCCCGATGTGGTGGCCGCTCTCGGTTCACAGCCTTGGGGCGCTTCCATCCTACGCCGCGCGCAAGCTACGAAAAGCGCATCAGCCCGCAGGGCGCTCGCTATATTCGCCGCAAACCGCTTGGCGCAACTCGGGGGAATTGGTGTATCGCAACCATCACTCCAAACCCCCGCTTCGCCAGCACCGTGACGGGCAGATAGATACAGGCGAAGACCCAGAACGCGGGCCAGAGCCTATCGACTATCCACAGCGGATAGGTGACGGCCAGGGCCACTAGAGCGGTCAACAGATCCGCGGCTTGATACGACCACGCCCGGAACCGGATGGCGATGTCCCCGGCGACGACGGCTGTCTGGATGAGGTAGAGGAACGGCGACACCGCAGCGCCCATCCACCACGGCTGGTGCATGACCAGCCAGAACGGCGCGGAGACGAGACCCAGCAGGGCGTAACGCAGTAACACGACAACAATTATAACACGGACACTACATGAGCAGTCTGAACCTCGACACCTGGAGCACGACGCCGGCCAGCAACAACGCGGCCACGCCGAACGGCGCACCCGAAGGCCAAGCGCCCTCGACCCTGAATGATTGCATGCGTCAGTTCATGGCCTGCGTCGTAACCTACGGGCGCAGCCTGCCAACCGCGGGGGGCTCGGCGAACGCGCAGACGCTCGTGAACGCTATCCCGATGACGGTACTCGTCGCGGGCTATCTGGTTGTTTTCCTGCCCGTTGCCGCAAATACGGGTGCATGGACGTTCGCGCCGGATGGGCTCACGGCCAAGAACGTGTACGCGAACGGCGCCGCATGCGTGGGCGGAGAGGCTCAGGCCAATGTCCCGGCCTATCTGAAATACGACGGCACGCAGTGGAACCTACTGAACCCGAATCCTCCCGGCCGCAACGCGCTCATCGACCCCTGTTGCCGCGTGGCTCGAGGCGACGGCACGACCACGCTGGCGACTTCATACAAATATGGGCTTGTGGATCTCGTGCAGGTCAAAGCCACCGGGACCGCCGTCAGCGCCGGCACCATCACCCAGGATACTTCCGCCACGGTCGCGGCGGCTACGGCTTACAGCGCCAAGATCGCAGGCGCGACCATCACCGGGACCGGGAAAGTGTTCTTCCGACGCTGGATCGAGAGCCGTGACGCTATCGCGCTCAAGAACAAGACCGGCCTGTTCAGCGTCATCGGCTATCAGGACACCGGAGGCGCCATCAATGCCTTCCTGACCATCAACAAGGCCAACTCCCAGGACAACTTCAGCGCGGTGACGCTGATCGCCACGGGCTCGACGGTGAGCATGACCACGGCGACGGCGACCACCATCAACGTCGCGACGGCCATGGGCGACTGCAGCAACGGCATCGAGATCATCCTGGAGATGGACTGCGGCGCCGTGACCACGAAGAACTTCTACGCCACGGACTGGCAGGCCGCCATAAATACTTTGACTCAGACGTGTGCTGTGCCGCGTTTCGAGGACGATTACCAGGGCGCGAGCCGGTATTTCGAGAAGTCCTATGAAGATGGGACTGCGGCCGGGACAAACACGGCAAATGGAATGCGCGCATGGATGCTAGGCGGCCCAACTGCG